TGTGCTCATCACCTCTGCCCAATTCTAAATAATTAAGTGTAGATAGTCTAGTTTCCCTACTATCATAAGGATATATCTCTAAGTTACCTCCTACTAAATTATCTACAAATGTATAATAAGTCATGCTGGCTCCTGCAATTTGATAATCATCTGTGCTAAATTCTTTTTCGTTAGTATCTTGATGCCAAGCTAAACCAGGATCAGGGGCAGTTAATTTTCTCACCCAATATTCTATACCTTTAGGGTAAGCATTAGGATCTAAATGTGGTTTCCATAATAAATACAAAGCATGCTCTACAGAATTTCTTGGACCAACTCTCCACCAACCATCCCACCAATTGTAATCTGTCATAGTTTTATAAGACAAACTATTTACCAAGTGTAATCTAGATTCTTCTGTTAACACTTCATCACTCAGTATCATTATTCATTTCCTTTCTTATTTTAGATCCAGTAAGATGTGCTCTCATAAGTGATTCATTATATCTGTGGTATTTACGATAATCTTCTCCCATCATAAATTCTTTTTCAACAATATATTTTTTACCAGACAATGGAATTGCATGGGTAATGATATCACCATAATTAAATTTTAAAACACCAAAGCCTTTAGGTATATACATATTAATCCTCAGAGGCACAGCATTCTTGCCAACAGGCAAGACTCCGTTTACTACATGAATGTTTAATCTATCTCCCCAAAAATTATTAGTCATTAAAAAATTCTCAGGAGTTTCAGTTGCAAAACTGTATCTGCAAGATATTTTAAAATGGTGGTAATGTTCACTAAATGCATTACCCGTTTGAACATCAGGATGAACACTGCCAGAATCTTCTGGATAATATCTTATACCTAGCTTGTCATCAGCAGTTATATATTCTGATATCTCAATTTCATTATCTACAGGTAAAGCAAACGAATGTTTATACAATTCAACAAAGCCAGGACATTGTTTCATGGTAGGGTTAAAGACACGAGCATCTAACTGTTGCGTGCTAAAATTTTTAGGTAATTTTTTCCACCATTCAGGTGCGTACTTCAGGCTAGGTGCCATAGGCCTGTGATCATAAATATATGCATCATCAGTTACAAATTTTATTACATTAGTTTTTGACATACTTCTTCATGTCCTTCCAGTTAGGTCCTATCTCACAATCAGATGGTATAATCATTTGCCTACCATTAACTTCTATAGGATTCTTCATACAATGTAAAATCTTAGGGACAATCACATCTGCTTTACTTTTAGGAAACTGTCCTAGTATAGCATCATGCACTTGTCCAAGTATATCTACTCCATCATCCTTTAATTCTTTCCATACTCTGTACAAACCTAGATTTAAAAGATCTCCAATAGTAGATTGTGGCACATATGCAATCGCTTTTCTTAAAGTAGTGCCGTCCTCTATGCGTCCCCAGAATTGTCTGCGACGACCTAATGGAGTAGTTAACGCACCATTTTCTTTAAGCTGATTAGCAATAGCACTGTGCCACTTTCGGATTCCAGGGAATGCCCCTTCGATACGAACGAGAGAGGAAGGGCCTGACCCTAGAACCGTGCCCCCATCAATCAGTTCTTGGAAGCCTCCTTCTCTGTCCTGTTTATGCCATCTCTCTAGAGATGCCAAAGCAATTACTCCTCCGTAATAAAGTAATTGAAAACGTGTTGCATGAGATAGTTTAATTTTTAGATGTCTACCTAAAGAAGTAGCTGACAATCCATAGTTAGTACCATGTCCTGCTCTCTTGCACATATCTCTGTAGCTGAAGTGGCCAATGTATGGACGGTCTGCTAACTCTCTGTTTTGCACAGGGTCAGATGACCAACCCATATTTGGCCACACCATCTTAACTACTTGTGTGTGTAAGTCCTCTCCTTCGCAAGCATTTATATACCCCTGATCGCCCGCAACGTACGCAGTTACTCTCGACTCGGCTTGCTCTAGGTCTGCATAAAATAAAACATTGTCCCCATCAGGTACAAATATTTCACGCATATCTTTTGTGATGTTCTGTAAATTAGTGCCAGTGCCCCAAGGACTTTCTGAACTTGCCCATCTACCAGTTTCAGTTCCTGCTACTTTGAAGGAACATCTTACTCTGCCATCACTATCTCTTTTACAATTCAATATGTTTAATTGCTTATCAATATCTCTTAGTGCAAGTATAGTTCTACAGAAAGGTCTAGCTCTTGGATACTCCTGTATTAAATGCTCTAATGCTTCCTTGTCTGTAGATACTTTCTGTTTACCCTTTACATATGAAATGACTGGAGGTAATCCTAGCCACTCATACAAAAAACTTTTAAGTTGTGTAGGACTATTGTGATTTAAATCTTTATCCCATACTGCATTAGCAAACAAGTGTAACATCCGCTCAAGCTTGACACGAGATGAGACAAGGGGGGCTTTAAGTTTGCCCACCGTCTTCTCATCAACCTTCAACCCACGCAACATCATGTGCATAGCAGGCTTCAGCATATCTAATTCAAACTGATATGTCTTCCTGTAATCGTGATCGTTCTTACCTAAATCTTTTTCTATCTTAGTCCATATCTCGTGAGTTAATGTGCAGTCTAAACCACAATAAACCCACAGAGTTTGATCTTTAGACAGTGATTTCTGTGAGATCTCTGTGTTTTTGATTATCCTCACTCTGGTCCTCCTGTTCAAAGGCAATCAATTTATCTATAAACCATTTGGCTTTTTCTAAATCTTGTACTGGTTTGCCTTTGTGTTCGTATCTCCATAAATATTTTATAGCTGATCCTTGGCAATAGTATTTAAACCCATCACCTTGACATGATTTAATTGCATCAATGCAACCTATGTCACCCTTGTTATAATGCGATGGGTAATTTACAGGATCATGCTTTGATTTCTCTTCAATCTTTTTTGCTAGTCTCTCCATACTTTGTACGTCTGTCATTTGCTACTCCCATTATGTAATAAAATTCATCTCTTGTTTTATCTGGATCCAAGTATGCGTAGTCACACACTGCATCAAAATCTTGTTTATCATTAATCAACCAATCTTCTGCATCTTTCTTATACCCTATAAATTCTTTGTCAGTTCCCATATAACTAATATCTTGTAGTCCTTGATCTAATACAGCTCGCCATAATTCTATTTCATTGTGAACAGTTATATCTATGTCCTGCAAAGGCTTCGCCGCAAAATACTGGGGACGTTTCATTTATGCCTCTGCTTTCGTACTCTTTGAAAAATTTGTTAGATTTTTCCATGCTCCCTCGTTCGTGTAAATAGATCCTAGATAGCCTAAACTTTTTTCTAGTTCAGGTTGCAGTACATGTTGTGCGTGCATGGTATCATGAACTACTCCCTTAACTTCTATGCCATACATGTGTCGCAACCATGATACGTCATACGTTTGATTCTGAGCAACCTTAGTTATGTTAGGGTTACTCAATATATCTCCCACTAATTTCCATACTGCTAATTCAGTATGGTAATTATAAAAATCTTTTCCGTCTTCCTTTTTAAAAGGAACAACCATTGCTTTAGCTTTGTGTGGAGCAAAGCCAATACAAGTTATCTCATCATTCGCAGTCTCAATATCAAACGACAAAGGACTGTATGATGCATTCATCTTTTCGCAATAAGATAAAAATTGTTTTACTTCATCATACGTAGGTTCAATACATATTTCTCTTTCTACATAATCTAACTTATCTAAATTAGTAGCTTTCTTTAAATCAGACAGAACAGTTGGTCTGAAAGAATAGTTTTTTAAAACTGCAACTGGACTGTACGTGGGCATTACTTTGTACTTATTATTAATTGTTTCAATAAACGAACCACGATAAGATCCGACTTTATCTAGACCACACAGTGCCCACAAAGCTATGCCTCCCATAGCTATAATAACTTTAGGTTTGTATTCTTCTATCTCATTCCATAATCTTTTTATATCTTGTTCGTACTCTGGTTTTAAATATCCGTATTGTGTGGGGGCAAAGTCTGACCGCCACTCTGTTTCTTTCTTTACATTTTTATATTCACTTCTCTTGTAAAAGAAACTCTGTAAATTATCTTGTGCAGGTTTTAATTGGATTGCGTGAGTGAGCATTGCGCTACTGACATCAATGCCAGCAAACTTAAACATCGGGTCCAACACTGATTGTGTAGACCCTACATTAATCTTACCAAGCCTAGCTTCAGTCGTCGTAGGACAATCCATAATTATGGCAAATGGATTCCCAGACTCAGGAAGCTGAGACTTGATTCTATTATGTACCGCAAACTCACTCACGTACAAACTTACTTGTTAATAATTCTTTTAACTGAAGCTTGCAATATGTCTTTATTTTTGCCAACCATTTCGTGCTTGACCACACCAGAAAAACTCTGGCCAATAGCCTGCTCTAATAGTTCGCCAAAAGACTGATCCTCACTCATGCTAAGAGTATCTGTTAAGAAACTCTTGAGTGAAAGCGCAGGGTTCTTTTGCTTCATAGCATTGGGTGTTGCCCAGAACTCCATGCGAGTCGGCTCTGCGTTGGACAGATCTGATTCATCTAAGTCTGACTGAATCACACCTGTTGCCTTCACATTCACCTTTACAAGTGGTGTTTGATTCTCTCCCACTCGATCAGAACGGTAGCTAGTAATTGTAAAATCATAACTCCCTTCTGGTAAAACCACAGATTGTGGTATCTCTGTTGGTGACATACTTAAAAAGTCACTTACGTCTTGTGTCATGGTATATACCTCCTATTTAATTGACAACTTCTTCTTTGAGTTACTTTGGATTGCATCGAATAATTTAGCTAAATCTAACTCAGCATTCGGCTCTATAGCATTTAGAGTCGGTACTTTTAGATCCATCTTGTGATCCGATACAGTCCGCAGTGTTCTCTCTGTGCCTTTGCTAGAACTTTTAGTGTCCACTCTACAAACACAGTTAAAGTATCGACCCAATTTTGTAGATAGCTTTGAGCCAACACTAGTTGGGTATGATTTGCTAATACCCAAATCTCCTTCCATGTACTGCATGTGAGTTGTAACCACAACATTACACGGAACTTCTGAACCAGTTATATACTGGATAATATACTGCACATCTCGTGCCGCAGTTCCCCACTCTGGTTGAGTCGGTTGCTCAGTTGGTTTCTTGTTATTAAATACAAGTGCCCCTCTGAGAGCCGCCTCACCCATCAGTGTCAGACTATCAATAACTAATACGTCATCTTTAGTCCACGTTTTTACTGATCCAAAATCTTCATCTCCATCTTTCCAATTAGAAATTAGGTTAACACCTTTTCTAAATGCATCAGCTTTTCCGATGGAATCTTTTAAAGTTACATATGAAACTCTCTTAACTGCTTCTGGTGTAAGTAAGTCTGGCAGTATATCTAGACCATCATCATAATCTAAGATACGCAAGTTCTTACCTGCATTTGCTAATGCCGCCAGTGCAGATGTTTTACCAGACCCACTGTCCCCAACTAATAAAAGTTTAGTAACGTCTGCTGATATATGTTTTGATATGTTTGCCATTTATATCTCCTCTCAATTCGTATTATATCAAATTAAATTAAATCCGTCAATCTTTTTCTGGTATCCATTCTATTTCTAGTTCAGGTTGTAACTCCACCACATTATCATCTTTGCGTAAATCCTCATGAACTTCTCTTTCAAATAATTCTTCAACCACCTTGTGTCTATGATCAGGTGATTCATTACATATCTCTCTGTACTTGCAACCACCATAGTTTCCACACGCAGTAAAGTCAGCAGGATAATAATCTTTATCTGCATATATTTTAGCTAAAGATAATTTATGTATAGCATCGTCATACCATTCTTTGATAATCGGAGATGGTACTTTAAATACTGCACGATTAAATCTACAAAAGTTTACACCAGTTTGCACTGCATCAATAATAAATCCTGCGATCTCTAATCCTAAAATATTTTTTGCCGCCCACAAGTATGCATAGATTTGATTGTTAGGTGCGAAGCCATTAAAATAATAATCACTTAAACTTGCTTTAGTTGTTTTAGTATCTACTAAATATAATTCATTATTTAATTCTGCTACCTTATCTATCCTACCAGAAAATCTCAATCCATCATCTGAGATTGGAACTTCAAACCTTTGTTCTAAAGCAGGTGTACCATCGGGCATTGTTGCAATCTTTATTGTATCTTCCCAATACTCCTCGGCTCTCCACACAATAGCACGCAGTGCCGCTTCAAGATTCCTAGCTTTATCATCAGACTTTTGCAGGTCTTCACCATGCTCTATAATAACTAGCTTGACTGCTTCATATACAGACTCATCTTTACTTCTGCCCATGAACCTGCCCATGTCTAGTTGTTCGTAGCCATCATGAACTGCTGAACCAAAACCTGTAGCGGTAGAATATATTTTAGATTTATATCCTAAAAGATTTTGAAAGTTATAGTAACGGGGGCACGAACTAAATGATGAAAGACTAGACGTATCCCATACCATTTGTTTTGCGTTGCCTCCTTCAAGCCATACATACTTTGGAAACTTTGGTGCTTCTATATATCCTATACCACTATCCAATTCTATCACCTCCAAGCCAGCTAACAATAGAATATCTTCTACCTTCTGTCACTGGTTTTACTGTGTGCATTACGGCAGAAGGAAAGACTATACAATCTCCTGCTTTTAATGGAATGATTAATTCTTCTGCAACTACATTATGAACGAAGCTATCTGTAACAGGTCTCCTTGTACTTTCTTCTTTGTACCCAACTTGTTTTCTTTGTTCTTGTCTCCAATCTTCCCATACTTTTTCTGCTTCTGTATCTAACTCAGCTTTTAGTCTATACATAGCAAACTCTCCTCCTGTGAACTCGTCATTGAGTGCATATATGACGCTTAGCTTTCTTATTTTTCCTAATCTATATGCGTCTTCTATTCTATCAACTGACATGTTTCTTCTGTAATCATCCCACACATAGACTTGATCTAACAAACCATCTACGTGAGGCACATAATGTCCTCCCACGTCGTAAGTTAAATATTGAAAAGGATCTTGAAAATCTATTTTGTATTTCCAACCTGATCGTTCATTAGCTATCGCTACTAAGTTAGAAGTTAGTAGACTTAACTCATGATCTGCACCTAGACAAGATACTTTAACATTTCTCGTTGAGTCATCGACTAAAGGACCTTCAGGTGTCATCACGTGAGCTTTATCTCCTTCATCTCCATCCATTTTTCTCATGATATATTTTCTTTTACTTTCTGATAAAACGTCACTAAAGTGCCAGAACAATTCATTAAACATCGTTTCCTCCTAAATCTAAATTACCTGCCAACACAACTCTTGGTTCGTCTGATTGATTACGCATAGTAAAGTGAGGAACCCAACCAGGAAAGAACAATAAAGACTTACTTGCAGGATCAGCTTTGCATACTTCAAACTTGGTATCATAATTTATGTACCAGTTTAACATGCCACAATCTTTGGGGGCATTAACATAATACACAAATGCAAAACAGTTCTCGTGTTTATGCATGGCAGTAGAGCCACCTTTGTAGTTAACTTGACCCCACACCTCTGGACCAAAGTTAGATTGCATTATAGTAAGTTTATCACTAACTGTGCGAACATGTTCAAGTATCTCATCCAAG